CCGTGGGAGAACCCACTCTTCGATCGGTTTCCACTGATCGAAGGTACCGTCCTGCTTAATTGTTTTAAGCATGGAAAATAGGGCATCATGGAGCGGACGCAGCGAAAGCTGGGTCCAGTAATCCGTGATTGCTACGATACGACGTTTCCCTGCTCCATCTTTGTTAAGGGCGGATAACCGCCCCAACTTAGACGGAACAACCTTCAATCCTCTGATCATGACCAGAACTACCATCCCTGGGATAGAGATTAGCTGGATCGTGAGTAACCAAAGCAACGCTAGGTATTGTCGGTTGATAACCATAAACAATGACAGATGAAACCACTGACGTGGATTCTCGATCATTGCAATGGCATCAGCCCCTGCAAACCAAGTAGCTCGGGGCCCGTTAGGACCCGCGGACTCACTGATAAACCAGGAAAGACCTTTGATAGCCCGTCGAGGAAACAGAGATAGAACCCGCCCCAGCTCATTTATATCGAGCAATGGGGAGACCCCATTGAAGGGGTCCGTGATCGTGGCCAAATTAGGCCGCGCCACAAAGTTCAACACTCTGTACATCGACAGGACTGTCAACACAGCCCGGACCACCAAGGTCGCCTCGACCCCACCATGCACACGAAAGTGATGCATGATGGATCGAAGAGGACCCGGGATAATCGTAGGCAGACCTGCTCGACTTAAATGCACCCGAGGCGCACCCTTGGTTAGAGTGCGTCGCTTGTGATTTAAGAAGGCGATAACGTGAGCAACTGCCTCTTTGAGGTATAAGATTAGGAATTTCTTCCCGCTCTTACGCCACAACAGAAGCATGCGCTCCGTTAACAGCTTGAAGCCACTCATGTGTTTCACTAAACCTACGGACAGGATCAGAAGACGGGTCATTCCCCAGATTTCTCCAGGGGAAGCCCACTTCCGATTTACAATGGCAGCCGACATGGATTTCATAGACATGAAAATTGTCGCGATTGAAATGAAAGTTGTCATTGCTAAATCTGTATCTTGTCACGAGGTGGTGAGGTGCGAGCACACCCACTCGCGCTTCGGCTGCCTAAGCGACGAAGACTACAGCGGATACAGACCTAGTGTGGTATCTTCACCACATTTAGAGTCCCGCTATCAGGCTCACCTGTTTTGACGTTCAGGTTTACCAGATAGGTGTCTCGAGCGCCCCCACTTAAGAGGGCCGAGCGAGCAGGGTGGGGTCTGGTCAAACACACTTCGGAGCGGCAGACCTGTCAATCGACAGGTGGCTCGCTGGGGTCCGAAGTATATCGTGCACCCAAACAGGTGC